TCACTGCGTGGGCGGTGCGCCGAGCTGCTGGTTCTCATCCTCGAGCTGCCTGATGGTCTCTCCCATCAACCGTTGGAGATTGCCGTGAAGTGCCTCAGCTTCGCGCCAAAGATCCCATGCTTCGGTAGCCGTATCTGCAGCCAGAGCCTTCCAAAAAGCACCCATAAACATGTTGAGGTGGCCTGCAACATCTGCAGTATGAAGTCGCACCGATAGAGGCGATAGTTCAGCCGCCAAGCGGTTCAACTCAACACCCAAATATGAATCAACAGTCGCCTGATGCCAGCCCTCCCCTTCCGGTCGAGCGTGGGTTTTCGCAACTCGCATGTTTCTGCCCGCTTGCAGCAGATTCACTACGATCTTCTGTAACGCGACCAGATTCGCCCGCTCTGCATCTACTCGCCGTGACCGGAGTTCATCCCAGCGAAGCTCCCTGCGGAGTGCGGCTTCTGCCTTGCGTCGGCTCTTCTCGGTGACGTAATCCTGGAACCACTTCAGCACGAAGCCCAGGATCAGCGTGATCACGGGCACCAGCCACTTCCAATCGAAGGCGCCACCCGCGGCTGCAGCAGTCGCCGGCGCAACATCCGCGGCCGCTACGAAAAGAGCTTCCAGCATCTTCAGATCCCATGTGTCCTTGCGCTATTTTGCCTGAACGAATTGCTGAATTGATCAAATCGCCGATTTGAGCAAACCGGCCCTGCAGCGGCCGCACAGACTACTCGCCTTCCATCCCTGGAAAGGGCGGCCTCAGGTGGTTCTTGGCCAGCCGATTGCCTCGGATCGCTTCGCGCCACCCGACGATCTTCGCCACGTCGTCCCGTAGCCTCGCCTCATGCCTGGCCACCCAGAGCTCGGCTCCTGCGCGTCCCTGCTCGTAGCTGCTGCACGGCCGACATGGTCCGCCACCAGGACCATGCCGATGGCGGTCGAGGTGCGCGACCCAGATGTCGTCAGTGACACGCTGGGTCATGGAGACGAGCCAGACGCCCTGGCAGGCGATCACGGTCAGCGGATCGCCCGGCCAGCTGGCAGAGCGCGTAGTCCAGTAGAAGGTGTCGGGAAGCGGCATGGCCGGCAGGATACGAATCGCGATCGCAGCGGCTGCGATTGTGAGCAATCTAGTGCTCTATCGCTCGCGGAAGGCGTCTATGCCGTTTCTGCGAATGGCTCCGCCACCGCGACCAGCATCTCCATCGCGGTTGCCGGTGGTACCTGGTCTTGGCCTCGCTGCAGAAACCCCGTCCAGTCTGCGCCTACCAACTGCACGAGCTCCGGCGGGGACACGGGGATGCAACGCATCGACCAGTACGGCAACCTGCGCTGACCTACACGACCGCGGGCGATCTCGATCAGGTTGCAGTGGCTCGTCGCGCCGGCCGCCCTGGAGAATGCAACATCCAGCCCGTCCGACGGACCCTCCATGTAGCTCAGGAACCTGCGCCCGTCGAAGAGAGTCACCCCGGTGACGCCAGCCCGACGGTTGAATTCAGACGCGTCCCCCATGATTTCAGACAGGCGACGGCCGCCAAGCCCCTCGCACGCTTCACTCACAAAGACCACGGCCCGATTTGGCACGGCACGCACTCCTGAACGTGGACCCAGAATCCTACCCGTGGAAGCGTTGAAGATGCGTCTAGATCACGGGCATCAGGTCACAGTTTCCTGAACTGCTCAGGCTGCCAGCCGGTGCTCGTAGAACGGGTGCCGCTTGTCGTCGAAAATCCGATACAACGCGGCCAGGTCAGCCGGGTCCGGATTGAGCCAAGCGTCGACGTGCTCGGGCTTTATATTGATGATCGTCCGATCGTGACCTGCCGCGGCGACCTCGGGCTCGGGATCGTCTGTGATCGCGGCGAAGGACAACAGGTCCGGCTCTTTCCCTGCGGGATCCGTCCAGTGCGACCACAGGCAGGCCACCAGCATCGGCTCGCCGGTGCGCGGCGTGAACTGCACCACCTGGTTCTTGCCGTCCGGACCTTCCACATTCTCGTAGAACGTCTCCACCACCATCAGCCCATGGGTGTGGCCGAACGCCGGCGTCCAGAATTTCTCCAGGCTATCCCGGCGCGCGTTGTAGGTGCCAGGGAAGCGCTGGTCATAGTTGGCCGGCTTCCCGGCCAGGCGGCACTGGTAGCGCATGGGCCTGATGACCAGCTTGCCGCCCTCGGAAATGATCACTGGGGCGTAGACCCCGGGGAAGATCCGGCTGTCACGGTCCTTCGGTTCGGAACGATTGAGGTCAGCAAGCTTGACCAGGGCCCGGTCGATCTTGTTGCCGGCGATCCGCACGTCCTCCCGGGCCTTCTTGGTCTCCTTCACCTGCAGCGCACGCTCGGCATCGGCCAGGCGCTTGCGGTTGGCGAACAGCTCCTGCTCCAGCACCGCGGCCTCGGCCCGGTTCCACTGCTCGACCTCTGCCCACACCGCAAGCTCCGCCGGCGTGGCGCCGGCCCGGAAAGCGTCATCCATGGCCTTCGGGGTCTTGGGCCGCTTCTTGCCCGGGTCGTGGGCGTACAGCGCTGCGAACTCCTGCAGGGAGAGCGTGGCGCCGGTCATGCGGACCAGCTTCTGGTAGGCAGCGGTGATCTGGGCGGAGTAGCACATGGCCGGATTACACCATTCCTGTGTTAAGGACCGGTGCTTTCGCCCCCCAGCAAAGGCTTCTGCTCACACGAGACAAAACGTCGGGTGCAGCGCGGGGCAGAGGATTGAACTCACTCAGCCGGCAAATACTGGGGCATTACCATTAGGAGATGAAAAATGAGAGATCGGGCAGGCGCCACGGTGGAGGCAGCGGTGGAGACGCTTCAAAAGAACAACACATGGAAGAAAGGTGACTCTTACACATCAACGAAGGCAAAGTGTGCCGAGGATTTTGCAATGCAGTTGATTGAGTCACTTGAAAACCAACGAATAGTCGTCAACGAATTCCCTTGCAGCAAGTGCCATTTGGCATTTCTAAAACTGAGCAAAGTTAAGCCACTCGCGATCGTCGTCAGAGTCACTTCCTGCGCCAAAGACGAAAAAGCCTTTAAAGAGCTCCATCCCCCCAAAGCATCTGACGGAGATGTGCTCAGGGAAGCATTCATTCATTATCTAAATGGACACGCCTACTACCATTCGACCCATCAACTTGGCGTTAATCCATCCAGACCTTACCTCACCGCAACAGGCGACGCCTACTTTGGTTTGCGCACTTGGAGGGACGAAGAACACCTGAGGGAAAATAAGAATTTTTACGTCCCCAAACTACCAAGATAGTTTGAGATGGGCCGCCGAGGCGGCCCCGTGGTTGTTAGAGATCCGGCAGTCCCAAAATCCGCCGCATCGTGGACAGAAACACCATCGAGCTACGGGCCTGTGCGTGCTGGTCACGGGTCAGCTGATCGTAGAGATCCAGCACTTCCGGCGAGATCCTCCCAGCCCTACCCGCCCTGAACGCTTCCATCGACACCACGTGAGCCTTGAGTCGCTCATCTTCCATGCCCTTCTCCAGAATCTGGCGGCGAGAGTGCCGCCCCCTGGATGCCTTGGGCACCAACTCCAAGCCTGTTGCAGAGGAAGGAAAGCCCACGGACCGGTCCGTTGTCTGTCCCTCCCCCTGCAGTCCCTTTCCACTGGCAACCACCTGCAATTCCTTCTTGTCCATCAACCAATGCCCCTGTATCGATAGGGCCGGCACTATCGCCGGCGTCTTCACATTGGTTTCATCCAAGCAGATCCGATGGCGGGGCAAAGTTGCAGCAACTACTCCGTCACGGCTTTGTTCAGACGCGCGGCCAGCTTCGGGTTGAGGATGATCCCGGCCTCGGCCCTGGCGCTATAGCGGGCGCGGTTCTTGATGGACTGCTGCAGACCGCTTGAAGCGATGGCCAGTTCCGGATTGACCTTGTTGAAGTCGCGGATCTTGGCCAGAACGGAGGCGCGATCGCTAGCGTCACCATTGCGCAGCGCCATAGCGAAGGCATTTACCAGTGACTTGCGGCGGTCGAGGATGTGCTGCTCGTAGTTCTTCAGCGCGCGGGTGGTCTCGTACTGCCTGGACACCTTCTCCGGGGCGAAGCCGTTGGCCTGCAGCAGGATCTCCCAGGGCGACAGGTCCTCGACGACCAGATCGCCGCGCAGGGTGTTCACGCCCTGGGTGGCGTAACGGCCAGCCTTGATCATGTCCTTGAGCCCCTTGGGCAGCATGGTCTCGACGCCGCGCATGATGTGGCCCTCGTCGACCTGCTGCTTGCCGACCAGCACGTTCTTCAGGACGCCGCCCATTGGCCCCGCGGCCTGCTCGAGCAGGTTGTTGAACATGCCGCGGCCGTCGAGCTCCCGATCGGCGTCGCGGATCCACAGGCTGTCCAGGCCGACACGACCGGAAATGTTCGCACCGGTCAGCTTGTCGGCCGGCCCATGCAGCAGCAGATCCGCCCCGCCCTGCCCCAGCATGCCGGTGAGGAAAGCCCGCAGCTCGGTCTCTGCATCCCACGGTTCGTCGTCATCCCCGAAGGTGGCCTGGATGCCATTGAGCGCCCCCATGATCATGCCCATCATCGGCAGGCCCATGTGGGCTTGCGTCTTCTCGATGGCACCAGAGGCTTCGAGCGCCTGGTAGGCGCGGAGCTCGTCGGGGTCGGTCAGCGTCCTCTGGATGTTGCCCACGGTGCGCACGGCGTCACGGCTGGCGGCCAGCAGGTAGTTCATGGCCTTGACCCCGCCGTGCCGTGCGGCCAGGTAGGGGTAGCTGACCAGGGCGGTCTGGGTCACGTTCACCAGCGCCGCCGCCGGCGTGGCGCCCAGGTAGTAGGTAAAGCCGAACGACGAGATCAGGTTGGTCAGCGCCGAGTCGGTCGGATTCATGATCCATTCGTGCCGCTTGCCCAGCTCTTCCAGGAGAGCGTCGCCCGCCACGATCTTTCGCGTGTCGACGCTGGGCGATGCCTGAATCTTCTTCTGCGCGTCCTTCAGGTCGGTCAGCACACCCTGCAGCTTGTGGGCGTATCGCAGTCGGGCAAGCTGGTGCGACCCGTGCTGCATGTTGTAGGCGAAGGCACGCACGGCATCAGGGTCGAAGCCAGGCACCGACTTGCGGTGGATCTGGTGCTTGCGCATCGACAGCTCCGGCATGGTCTGCAGATACAGCTGGTAGACCTGGTCCTGGACTGCGTCGGACACATGCGCCGTCCGCAGTTGGTCGATCACGTCGGCAACGAAGGTGCCGCTCGGTGCGTCGGCCGGCCGCTTGACCTGCCTGGCGGATCTCAAGGATCCGACCGGCCAGCATGCCTTGCGGCTCAGCGAAGCCACGAGCGCCGAACTCCGAGACAGCCTGCTCAACGTTCCGTTGTGTGTCGAGCTCGATGCGGCTGCGGGCTCGCTGGAAGATCGCATCCTCAATGATCTTGGGCAGCGCCTGGCTGCCGATGAGCATTGGTTTCAGCGTGGCCGTGAGCGTGTCCACCAGCGTGCTGACATACGGCGTGGCTTCAAACTGCCATGTGTCATTGAACGGCGGCTCGATGAAGATTGGCTTCTCCGCATCGAACTCAGGCAGCGAGATGTTCGGGACGTCGGGCAGGTTCAGCGTCTCAAACGTGGGTACCTGGGGCAGCACATAGGTCGGTTCCAGCGGCATCACGATCTCCGCCGGATCCACGGGCAGCACCGGTTCGGCCACATTCGGCGTGGTCGGCTTCGCCCCGAAAGCCAGCGTAGGCGGTTGCGCATCGAGCTCCGGCGCTTCGCTGATTGAGATCGCTGAGGCACTGAATCCCGGGGCGCTGGGCAGTGGCAGATCTGGTGCCCGAAACTCCAGCGCACCTTCATCCAGGTCAGGACGACGCGGCCGCTGGAAGGTTGCCTGGGGATCGGCGAAGCGAAAATCGACGTTGAAGTCGACTGGATCCAGCCGAACGCTGTTGAGCCCGTCGAGGTTGGCTATTGCCAGGCTGTACGTTTGCGCCCCCAGATCCATGAACTTGTCGTGGGCACTGCCCACGAGCGTGATCGCGGCGTCACCCATGAGCTGCGGATCGTGGTCGACGACGGCGTGCACCGCCACCTGCAGTTCCGTCGCCCCGGCACCTACTGCTACGGATTCGACATCGTGACCTGGCCCGGGCACCTGGCGATCTCAGGCGACATGGGCACCGCCGTTTTCAACCGCCTGCACGACATGTTCGAGTTCTTCCGCGCAACGCCTGCAGAGCATGAAAAGGCCGGCGGCTTGTTCGTAAACGATGGCTACTGGGCCGAGAAGTGCGTGGCCAACGACGGCGGGAAGAAGGAGTTCAGCGCGCGCCTCTTCCGCGACCTGGTGATGCGCCTGTTCAAGGAATACGTCGAGGAACGCGTAGACCCTGACGACCTGGCGGATCCGGACACGCCCCCGGAATGGGTGGCCCGGCTGTGGCAGGAGCTCGAGCTCGAAGTGCTGAATGACTCGGAAGATCACGATGCCCTGAGCAATGCGATCGGCGCTATGTCGGACTTCGAGCCGAGCGACCCCGAGTACAGGGACTTCCGGATCACCGACGCCTGGGAATACGCATCGTCTCTGCAGCAGTACACGTTCCACTTCCTCTGGCGCCTGTACGCGATCGCCCGCGCGATCCGCGCCTACGACGATGCCGCCGGCGCAGCCGAACCGACAGGCCTGCCCAGCGACATTGCCGCGCCGGCGCCACTGGCAGAGGCCCCGCATGCTTGAATGTCGAAGTCTGTTTCACCCCGTCATGACCCTATTGGGCCTGACAGGCAGAAAACGACTAGCCGAGCAACAGTCTCCACCACCAAGGATGCGTAGCAGGCGGCGCAAAGATACGCTTGTTCATCTCGTTCGAGGCCTCCACGAGCGCACCGCCCGCAATTCCCAAGTGCTGGAGAAACAAACTCAGAACCTCTTCTCTGTCGGTTGCGTCCGGCCGCAGAGCCGCACGAACCCTCGACTCCATTTGCCTCGCGGACATCGCGCACGCCACGGCCTTGCTCAGGTTTCGAGCGGGTGCATTCAGCTCATGAATGCGATGCAAGTGTTTGCGCAGCAGAGGAGGAACCATAAGTACATCCCCCCCTTCCGGCTCGAAGCTCTCCAGTATCGCCTGCGCATGATCAAGCCTCACATGATTGACGAGGCCACGAATGCTGACGTGCCAGCTCTCGATTTCAGGAACCAAGAGAGTGGACAGCCCGAGCGCACGATCCAGCGCCTCTTCCCGACGCCGAGCCTGCTCCGCAAGCGCGATACGCAAGGCAATGAAGGCAGCCAGAAACGTCCCAACGGCCGCCCATGCGTCCCAGTTGACTCCGCACGTGCTGCTAAGCCACCAGCACTGGCTCAACCCATTGACCATACCCATCGCGTCCCCTCCCTTTCACCTGAAGACCATTCTGGCACTTCGCTGCTCGCAGGAGGTGCTAGCCATGCCTGACACCACAGCCCGCGCAGGCACTGCCGGCGGCACTGCCACCCGGATCCTGCAGCTGCTTCAGGAAGGTCCGGGCTTGGCCGGCGAACTGGCCGCCGAACTGCAACTGCCTTCGAACCGGGTCAGCAGCTACCTGCATCAGCTGGCCAAGACCGGCCGTGTGCAGCGCGCCCCTTTCCACGGCCCCGACGAGCGCCCATCGGTACTTTGGAGCCTGCAGGCGGTGCCCCATGAGTAGCCACGGACCCTCGTCGCGAGGATTGTCGAGGACCGGGTCCCCCGCGAACCTGCGCCCGGTCCGATTCGTCACGCTCAAGCAGTTCGAGGCGCTGACCGGCTACACGGTCGACGCGGTCAACTCGAAGATCAAGCGCGGCGATTGGCTGGAGGGCGCGGTGTTCATCAAGGCGCCGGATGGAAGAAACCTGATCGATTTGGAGGGGTACGAAGAGTGGGTAGTCCAAGGCAGAGCGGCGTCAGGCCAGTTTCACAAGGCAGCATCGAGATAACCTTTCACTACCGCGGCAAGCGCTGCCGCGAACGGCTGAAGCTGCCCCCAACCGCACGAAACCTGCGGTACTGCGAAAACCTGCTGGGGCAGATCAAGATCGAGATCGAGAAGGGCACGTTCGACTACGCCACCCACTTTCCCAACAGCAAGCGTGCCCGCCAGGTAGCCACCCGCCCTGCCGCCCTGGATAACCTGGAGCAGGTGCTGACCCGGTGGCTGGCGCAGAAAGAGCCCGAGCTCGAGCACAGCAGCCTGATCGGCTACCGGCGCATCGTCGAGAACATCCTAGTGCCGCGCTGCGGAGCGATCCCGCTGCGTGACTTCGACCGTATCGCTCTGAAGGAGCTGGTGGCCACGTTCGACGAGTCGACATCGGCCAAGCGCATCAACAACGTCCTGGGCCCGCTCCGCGGCGCCCTGGATGAGGCCGTGGCCGACGACCTGATCCCGAGCAATCCCCTCGACGGGTTCAGGGTGAAGCGGCGTGCCAAGGCCAATGCGCGCGAAGAGGTCGACCCCTTCACGCCGGAGGAAGTCCAGGCAATCCTGGCCGCCTGCCGCGAGGACCAGGTCCGCAACTACTGTCAGTTCAACTTCGCCACGGGCCTGCGCACCTCGGAAATGATCGGCCTGTGCTGGTCGGACATCGACTGGCGCAAGGGAACGGTCAAGATCCGGCGCGCCTGGGTCATGGGCAAGATGAAGGCTCCGAAGACCGAGTCCGGCGTGCGTGAGGTGCAGCTGCTGCAGCCGGCGATCGATGCCCTGAAGGCCCAGCGTGCCCATACCGCCACCGCCGGCGAGTTCGTCTTCCATGATCCCAGGACGAATGCGCGGTGGGGGTCGGATCAGAGCATCCGCGCCGGCGAATGGCAGCGCGCGCTGCGCAAGGCTGGGGTCCGGTACCGCTACCCGTATCAGATGCGCCACACCTTCGCTTCCCAAGCGTTGAGCGCCGGCGAAAACGTCATGTGGGTTGCGCGGCAGATGGGCCACCGCGACTGGACGATCACGGCGAAGAAGTACGGCCGATGGATGCCGTCGATGGTCCCTGACGCCGGCGCCAAACTCTCCAGAGTTTGGTCGCCACTCGCTGCAGTGTCGGACTCCAGCAAATAGTGGATCAACTCACTAGCGTCAGATGGCCACGCCGCGGCGCGCTCTGTACGGGCTTAGCGTTGTCGGCACCAAGAGAAACAGCTGTCAATGCAAAAATCAGCTTGTGTAGCTCTTCTACCGGCAACGTGAGGTCACGAGCGACATCTCGCAATCCCCGGCCCTCCGCCTTCATCGCATCAAACACCTTCTTCAACACCAACGAAGTCTCCCTATCGGCGCTGTCCAGTTCCCTGCTGCGCATCCCCTTAGAACTCAGCTCTATGCACATGGATCGGTAAAGCCACTCCGTTAGCACACCAACTTTATGCAACCGATAGACAAGCGCCATAGCCGAAACGTTCCAGATCTTCTTGATCCGCATAACCTCGGAGATGCCGATTGGGTTTGACGCCAAAGCAAGCATCTCTGACCTGGGCATAAGAAGAGCGGAAGCGAATGCGTTCGCTTCAATCTCAATCTCCTTCCCTTTCGGATCACCATGGCGATGCAGCACGAGATGGCCGAGTTCATGCGCCGCATCAAAGCGACTGGACTCCGGCGACTTCAGTGTATTGAGAAAGACAAATGGCACACGCCCATTCCGCCAGGAAGAGAACGCGTTGACCTCCCTCGTGTCCTCCACAAGCGAAAAGACGCGCACCCCTTTAGACTCCAGCAGGTGGACCATGTTTTTTATGGGCCGCACGCCAAGAGACCATTCAGACCGAACAACTTCGGCTGCAGCCTCCGGATCAAGCCCAGCAAGATCAGGGACACTTACCTGAGGAAGGTTGAAATTCGTGTCGAGCCAAGAAGAGAACTCAAAAGCGATTCCGCCGGCAGCGAGTGCAGCGTCTCGCTGACCAGCAGACATCCGGGAGAATGAGCGAAAGCTTGCATTGCTTGCGAGCGGCGCCTCAACATCCTTGCCAAAAAAGAACTCGGCTGGGAAGCCGAGTACTTTGCTGAGCGAGTCGACCACATCAGAGGGCGGTTGTCGTTCCCCCTCCTCGAACCCTTTGAGTTGCTTTTGGCTCACTCCCGTCTTCGCAGCCAAGTCCTTCTTGCTAAGTTGCGATCGCTGGCGAGCAATGATCAATCGACCTGGGTTGAAGGTACCGTTCATAAAACTACACTACTTCTTTGGTGTCACTTCGATGTCAATGTCAGGCATGTCGTCTTGATCGTCACGACCACCAACTTCATCCACATGATCACCGAAGCCGATGGGCGGGAAGATGTACCGGACAGACCATTCGCTCACCTTGTCCAGTTCTGACATGGCTGTAGGCTGAGACAATTCATATCTCAGCTCGCGGTTGTCCAGATCAATGTAGTACAGAAGTATCCAGAGCGCCTGGCCGTTCTGCAACATCGGGAAGGCCGCCACATGCTGGGCTACCGGAAACATCTCGAACTGCTTGGCGTTGAAGTTCACGCTCGCAGATGTCTGCGCACCCTTGTTGTTCCGTGTTTGAGGCGTGCGATCCTTAACTCCGGTGTAAGGACTACCACTACTGACGGTGATAGCAACGTTCAGCCTGCGCGATACGATCCTAGGCTGATTCTGCGGATCTTCGGGATGCCAACCCTTCGGAATCAAGGCCGAGCGAATGGCAGCAGAGCCCTCACCCCAAGCGTTGGTCCCTTCGAACCCCTTCGGATGCAAGCTGGTGACTTGGAGGAATGCCCGCAGCATGCTTCTTCCCACCCCTTCCAAGTCTGCCGGTGAGATCCCGAACCTGCTGACGATGTCGTCCTCGATCTCATGGGCGTCGACGACAACTCGAGTAGACATCGGTTCCATTCGGGCACTCCGCAGGCTGATGCTATTTTTTATACATCAAATGATGTTGAAAAAATATCCTAATTAACAAGAGTCCCTTAACGGTACAGCTTTCGTTCAGCATCAACACGTGCGTGACTGTTCAGGAAGATTGCCGTAACATTCGCGTCGTTGGGCAAGGTTAGTGCCAGCTTTTTGCCAGCATTGACCCCAAAAGCCTTGCAATACTTGAAGAAACCGGGGGTGCATTGGTTTCGACGGGGGTTGTGAAGTCGCCTGGCGCATGCCGAGGGGGTAGCTTTCCTCGTAAATCCAGCTGCAAAACTCTAGTTGCCAACGACGACAACTACGCTCTGGCCGCTTAAGGCCTAAGCCTCGAAACCGCTTGTGTCCATGCTCGCGGTGTAGAGTCACTATCATGGAATCGCGCTGGGTGGCTGCCTGTCAGTCCGGCACTAGAACACAACAGGCTGGTTCCCGGATGCGCTTTGCGCACCGTGCTGTTCGGGGACGAGATCCAACGGTGAGCTAAGCATGTAGTGCTGGGGATGGAGTGCCTTCGGACGGCGGTTCAATTCCGCCCACCTCCACCAACGAACGGTTCGTCAAGGACCGGAGAAGCCCGGAAACCCCCGCATCACAAGGGTTTCCGGGCTTTTTTATTGTCCGCAGCAGACCGGGGCAATCCGTTTCAATCCATGAGACGGTGGGGGTATATCAAGGGGTATCCGACCGCACCCACTGAAGCGATACCCCCAATGCCACTGACCGACGCAGCCATCAGGCGCGCCAAGCCCAGCGACAAGCCGCAGAAGATCACCGACGGTGGCGGCCTGTACCTCTATCTCACCCCGACCGGAGCGCGCAGCTGGCGCTGGAAGTACCGCATCGCCGGCAAGGAGAAGCTGCTGTCGATCGGCCTTTACCCGGATGTCTCCTTGGCTCGAGCTCGCGAGGCCCGCGACGAAGCCCGCCGGCTGCTGGCCAGAGGGGTCGACCCAGGTGCGCAGAAGAAGGCTGCCGCCCTCGCCCACTCCGCCCTCGGCTCGGACAGCTTCGAGACCATCGCCAATGAGTGGCTGGCCACACGCCCCTGGGTGCCCAACTATGCGGAGAAGGTCGAAGCCTGGATGAAGAACGACGTGTTCCCGTGGGTCGGGTCGCGCTCCGTGGGTGAACTCAGCGCGCCGGACTTCCTCCGGGTGGCCCGGCGCATTGAGGACCGCGGCGCGATCGAATCCGCGCACCGGATCATGCAGAACTGCGGCCAGATCATGCGGTACGCCGTGGCCACCGGCCGGGCCGAGCGAAATCCGGTTGCCGACCTGAAGGGAGCGCTTGCGCCGCCGAAGGAGGCCCACCATGCCGCGATTACCGATCCCGTGCAGCTGGGTGGCCTGCTGCGCTCCATCGAGGCATACAGCGGGTCTGCCATCACCCGCTCTGCGCTGCGGCTGGCACCGCTGGTGTTCTTGCGTCCTGGCGAACTGCGGCATGCGGAATGGGACGAATTCGACCTCGACGCTGGCGTGTGGACCATCCCCGCCAGCAAGATGAAGATGCGTGCTGCACACCTGGTGCCGCTGTCCAAGCAGGCGCTGCAGATCTTGGAGGACATCAAGCCGATCACCAGGCGGCACAAGTGGGTGTTCTCTGGCGCCCTCCGCATAGACGTCGACCTGCGTCGTCAGCGCGTCCAAATCTGGCCGCTGGGCCAGGTAGTTCTCGGGCACGCCGTTCACCGTCTGCCAGACCGCATACGGGCGGCCAGGAGATTTTTCGATCTCGGCGAAGGGGTATACGCGGGTGGGACCGGCCCCGAATGACTGCAGGACCGCCGGCGAGGCGAGGCATAGCTGGAAGATCGGGGCGATCATGCAGCCCCCTGCTTCGCCAGGACACGGTCCAGCGCCTGGTTGAAGCTTCGCGCGAACACGTCGACGGCCTTCTGGCCGGCCTGGTCAGGAACAGGCCGGAAGATCGGCTGGGCGGCCATCTTCGACGTGCCGAACTCCAGCATGCGCCAGTACCAGGTGATGCCGCCTGGATTGCTCGCCCCCTTCTCGGCAGCGCGGCCTGCTTGGGCACCGCCCAGAACACCGAGCCGGAACGCCAGAACACCGTTCCGCTTGAATGCTCGGCCATTCCAGCGCACTGCAACGTTCTTCCAGATGGCGGTTTCGGTCTCGTGGTCATCCACGCGGCGGGCGTTGCTCTGCGCTTGGTCGCGCAGCACATTGGCGGCACGGCGCAGCGCTGCACGGCCGCCCTTGTAGTTCACCTCGTTCTTTACCTGCGCCATCTTGTTGCGGATCCCGTCCAGGCCGCTCACGTCGAATCGAATGCCATCAGCCATCGTTGACACCCTCGCTGCAGGGGAGCGTGAGGTATTCCAGGCCGCTGACCGGATCGGGCAGCACGCCATGGATGTTCAGGATCTTGCCGCGGTGGATCACCCGGCACTTGTCGGTCACGCCCTCGCGATGACGAATGGTCACCCGCAAAGTGACCTCGCTGTCCACCGCCTTGGCTGCCACGAACTCGCGGGCCGACAGCGGCGCCACTTCGGCCCACACATCGGCAAGCGGCTCCCAGCTGACGGTCTGCGCGCCGGTCACAGGCGACTGCCCGTAGACCTGACGCTGCAGCTGCACCCGGTGCCGCAGCCGGCCGGCCGCGATCATCGCGGCTTCCCGCTCAGGTAGTTAGCGGATCCAGCCGGCTCCGCCTCGCCGCCTTCGCTGTCGCAGAGGTAGTCCACCAGTCGGTTAATCGCCTTGGCGTTCTCCTCGTCGGCCTTGGTCTTTTCCTTCAGCGCCGCCACCAGCTGGTGCGTCGCCTCGGTCTGGGCTCGCAGGGCGGCCAGCAATTCGCTTTGCTCGTTCATTCGCTTCTCGCATCCATTTTATGAGCCAGGCGCGGCGGCGCGCGCAGCCAGAGCACGCCATTAGGGCATCTGCACAATTCGGTAGGGCCGAAGCAACTCAGTGGCACCCAGCGGTAGTTCGGCAACGGACTGGCCAACCACAACGCTCTCTCGATTGGAGAAAAGATGGCCAAATATCAATAGGACCGCCGACCTAATGCTGCTGTTGATGACTAACCCATCAAGGCAACGATCTGCAGCTCTCATCCGCTCAGAGTACACAGATTCAGCCAGTCGCTCTGCCGCACGTCGCTCTTCCACGGTCGGAAGCGTTGCCGCCGCAGCCATTGCTGCCTTCCTCTCGCTAGAAGCAGCACCAGTCACTGCAACGTACTGACTACGGGCGGCCTGAAGAGCAATGTCTGACTCGTACACGGTACGGTTGAGATAGGCCATGACTGAATCACTAGCCCCATCGATCGCGGCCTGCAATTGATCGACCGGATATCCCTCATCCAGGCGCGCATGTGCCCTGGCTTGGTCCACCGTAATGAGTCCCACGGGTCACTCCTTCTTACCTTCTGCCAGCGCAGCGGCCAGCTTCTCGACGCCCCAGCGCTTGTCGAACGGGATGTCTGCGGCTTCCAGCTGCGCAATCAAGGCTGGCTTGTCTTCGGCAGCGACCTGATCCTTGTCGTCCTCGCCGGACAGCTTGTCGACGGTATCGGGGATCAGCGCCTCGCGTGCGGTGCTATCGAGCGCGTTCCAGTCCTCCACCGACAGCCCCGAGGCCTCGTGCGCCTTGCCGATCACGTCACTCAACGTCAGCACAGAACCATCAGGAAGCTCGAAGCTCGTCGGATGAACATTCTGAACACTGGGTCCCAACAGGAACGGGGTCGGTGTGTCTGCCATCAGACTGAGTGCACCGACAGAGAGTGCGCCAGCCTCCAGCTCGGGAGGACAGTCATCGTCGGCAACGAACTGGATGGGATAGATCTCGCCTTCCGGCACTCCACGGAAGGGCTTGATGAACTTTGCCATTGCGGCTCCTCGATCACAGGGTGGATGCCGGGCGGCGCGAGGCCGCCCGACGGGTGGGTGATCAGGCCGAAGCCGCGATCTTGAGGGCGCGCATCGGCTCCGGGTTGTGCACACCGCCGCCCACGCGCTTGGTGGTGTAGAACATCACGTAGGGCTTGTTGGTGTACGGGTCGCGCAGCACGCGCACGCCCTTGCGGTCGTACACGGTGTAGGTCTGCTTGAAGTCGCCGAACAGTGCGGCGATGGCGTTTGCTGCCACATCCACGTAGGTCAGGATGCCGAACGGCTTGTTGACGCCATTGCCGGAGAAGAACGCATCGCCCTCCTGCTTGGCAAACTCCAGCTCGACCTCGCCGGCCAGCCATGCCTCCAGGTCAATCTCGGCATCGTCCAGCAGCTGCTGGGTCGCCGCCGGATTGGCGTAGATCTCGCCCCAGCCGAAGCTGAGCGGACGCAGCTTCGCCGTTGCGGTCTCCGGGCGGGCATCTTCTTCGCCTACCCAGCCCGACGAAGTGCCGCCGGTGTTGTAGAGCTTGGTCAGGCCAGCACCGGAGCAGGGCTGCACGTTGGCCAGCTGCCGCATATCCGAGACGATGACCAGGCGGTCGGTGATCGAACGATCCCATTCGACCGGGGCCAGGTATCCACCTTCATCGGCAGCACCCTTGTTCAGGGCCGCCTGCACTTCACCCTTTCGGAAATGGGCACGGAAGGAATCGGTGACCGGCGCGGCACTGGCGAAGCACGTCGCCCGCGTGCTGCTGACCGAATGCCGGGCGCGCCGACATGGCCTCGGCTTCTGGTTCGCCTTCAACGCTGCACAGTGCGCGCGCATGCGTGCAACCGCCCCCGCTCAACTGCCGGCACCGCCGCGCGCACCGGCGCTGCCGGCCCAACTGGACCTGTTCGCATGACCGCACCACTGCCCATCTCCCCGGCCACGGCTATCGAGGCCACCAAGGCATCGTCGCCTGTCGCCGCGGTTGTCTCTGCCATGCGACGCATCGATCCCACCGGCGGTCCCGTTGCCCCCGACCAGGTGCGCGCGTGGGCCGACACCCTGCTGAAAGCGCTCTACACCGCGCAGCCAGTGCGCTGGGAGTACCGCCACAAGGACGATCACCGCCCGGGCTGCTGGATGCAGGCCGACGCCGGGCACGTCTATGCCGCCCACCAACGTGGGCTCGTGGTTCGCGCCCTGTTCGAGACACCGCGCGTAATCCAGCCCGAGAAGGTCCACGACTTCCAGCGGCGCGTGTGCACGCGCTGCGGAATGAGCGAGGACTGGGCGGGGCCGGATTGTTTCCCGCCTGACAACAAGCCCGACCCTCGCAAGCTGCTGCCTGTCGACCCGAGCTGGCTCCTTGAGCCGCTCAAGTGGATCCGCGACGCCGGGCCCATGCCGATCAGCACGCACGAACGCCGCCGCAGGGCCACCGAAGCCACCTTCCTGATCGAAAAGCTCGAAGCCCACATCGAGGAGTGCAACAAGCCATGACCCAGGAACATATCAGCCACCCGGAAGGGTTGCCGAACTGCGCCGCCGGACACCGCGCGCGACACATCCACGACAAGCGCTGTGCCTCCGCCGGCGGCGGCCACCTGGTCGAGTGCGCTTGCAGGTCGACCAGCAAGCATGCCGATCCCGACGCCGCCATTGCGGCGTGGCGCCGGCTCAACCGACCCGAGCGCAGCGCGCGGCCGGCCGCGGAGGCTGCGGCGGCCGACAACGTCCTGCAGTTCCAGCTCGGCCTTGGCGAGCGCAAGCCCAAGACCCAGCGCGCGGCGCTGGCGTCGATCTGAAGGAGGACACCATGGCTACCGAGCCGCTTGTTTTCATCAAGATGCCCGAGGTCAAGCGCCGCACGGGTTTGGGCAAGACCACGATCTATGACCGGATCAGCGCCGGCACCTTCCCGGCGCCTGTGCCGCTGGGCGGCAACGCGGTAGGCTGGATTGAGGCCGAGGTGGACGCTTGGCAGGCCGCCCGGGTGGCCGAGCGGGATGGAATTGAACCCGCCAAGGCTGCATAGATTGGGGGTATTGCTGGGGGTATCGATTTCGAGCACCAGCACCAACCACCTGCGTCATCAACAACTTACGTTCACATTGCGGTAGGGCCCACCTCCACCAACTGCTTGCAAAATCTATCACTAAGTGGCTGATTTTGCAAGGGTTTTGGCATCGGAGTGATACACGAACTGAGCCTGTCTGCAGGTATCAAAGTAGGTATCACTCCGTGCCAAAGCCATTTTTCCTACGCAGACCGAGCGGGCTATACGTCCGTTTTTTTGTGCCTACGGATCTGCAGCCTCTTGTCGGATCCCGTTATCTGGTGCGACGTCTGCCCCCTGCTTCAATCGATCTGATGCGGCTTACAGCGGCGAGCGCCGCTGTGGCACTCTCTCAGGCATTCGACCGCATGAGACGCAGTCCAATGACCGAGAAGGATCGGGACGCCCTGCTGAGAGCGTTGGCCGGAACCATTGACCGCTGGACCGGCAACATCGAGCTGCCCAACGGCACCAAACTGACTGACCTCCAGGTCAATGGCCAGGATGATGCCCAAGCACTGCTCCACACCATCAATGGCTTGTCCTCCACCCAATTTGCAACTCGCGGCGCCGCACTGCCCTCGATCATCGAGCCAGTCCCAAACGACAGCCTCGCTACGCGAATTGACTTGTATCTGCAGGATCTGAGGAATGCGAAGACCTCTAGCGGCAACCTGCTGGACAGCGAAAATACGCTGACAATCTTCAAGGAAATTGCTGGCCCAGATGTTCCAATGTCGCAGCTGAGCCAGACGCATGTGCGTGCGTTTCTTAGTGGGCTTCACGACTGGCCCAGCAACGCAAGGAAAAAGACAGCCTACAAGGACCTGTCGGCGCTTCAAATCATCGCCATGGTCAAGTGACGCGCACCGAACGGCCTGGCGACTTCCTACGCTATGCCTAGGTGCCAGCAAGGAAGACCCTAATGGCAAGCCTCGCCTACGACCTCCTGATGGCATTGATTCCCGGCACGGCCGCTGGATACTACTCGGGCTTGCTGATGGCCAAGCTCTCAAAGTTCAATGCGCTGAAATACGAGGCACTTCGAGCTATTCGATCAATCAACTACATGGGCGATGCCAGTAACACACAGATCATCAGTTCAGATAAGAGTGAAGAGCTTCACCTGATAGCATCCGAGCTCTTCCTTCTCAAGCACAAGCGCGCCGGAGTTTCTTTGATGGAAGTTAACAATGAGCTTCTAAATTCAATAGCAGCATGCAAGCACTCGGCGTATCCCGCCGATACCTTCATAAAGCAGATCAGTGACTGGCAAGCCCGAATTCGCGCCCTGAAGGTAGGGCGACGCTTCTTCCTTCCTTGGGGTCAGATCTGATGTCTCTTTGAACCAGCATTGAAAAATTCACCGGCGCCCGAAAATTCTCGGCGCGCTCCGTTTTTCTGCTGAAGAACTCCAAGTGCTCTTTTACCGACAAGGCCACCTCCGGCATCTAATTCAGGACACATCCTCCTGCTGACTCAGGACACTATGGGCCCGCTGTTTTGCCTCGGTCTTTGCTTCTAACCGCCGACCGACCGAGGCAAAGTCTCCCCCGACCCACAATAAGCGAGTCTGGGGACCTTTGCCGGGTCGGTCTACTCTTGCCTGGGCAGAGGACCATCGTCGGCGCTGTGATCACTGTCAATGCACAGCTACGGCAGGTTCACGCCTGACATGGCGCCGGGGCTGGGGTCCTGCCACCAGCATTCACTGGCGTCTCTCCCATGGGCTTTGACCCGTGATCAGGCTGTCGCCTGACGCTATCCAATCTTGCCCTTCGCATACATAGCCAACCCGAGACGGGGCACACAATCCAAGACCAGCTAGGGAACCCATGCCTTGGAACCTCCGCGACGCAGAAGCCATGCTGCCGGATGTGGACGTATTCCTCCACGGTTCAAGGCCGCCACCCGCGTCCTACGGATAGCCCCGGATTGTCACCGGGCGCGAACTAATCGGACCTCCGTGCGATAGCCATTGCTTCTAGCTGGGTTGCGAGGGGTTGCGCTCTTCCCGATGTCGGCTATGTTGTTGCTTGGGGCCGATGCCTGGGCGTGTAGAGCTGCTTTCTACCTACTCGCAGCCGTTGCTGTTAACAACGCGCTGCCGCTAAAAAACAGCATGAGGCCAACGCCAATTCTGTCAATGCCCCCGAAGAATATTCGGGGGCATTGTTTTCCAGCTCCAGAGGCATGAAACGTCAATCGCGCCTTAACTATCCGGGGGGCAGCTCTGCCATAAAAAAGGCCCCAGTGCACAGGGGCCAACCCGATGAAAATGAAAAGAGGAAGGAATTTGCTATTAACCAGGATGAAACACGAGAATTGCCGGGACGCGCGCGTTGATTAAGACACCGCAGGCAGCTCGGAAGCTACCGCCAGCACTCTTCGGATCTCGTAAATCATTGGACCATCGTTGGCGGGTCTACAGTTACTCTGCCACAGCAAGACCCGCCACCGCCGCCGGTACCGCCACCAATCCATCCGCCACCACCGCCACCGCCACCGCCACCACCACCACCTCGTGCGGGGGGCGGGAGGATGTTCGACACTTCCTTGCCGGAGTCGAATTGCTCACCGCGCCAAGTATACTCAACACAGGAAATGCCATTGCAGACGGTAACGATGTCGCCCACCAGAATTCGGTCGGGCCGTGAGACATTCCAGACTTTCCCTCTTGTGGGGTTGCGACGATCTATCTCATCGGCAAGAAGTTTACTTGTCCCCTCATCTGGATTTGGAGTGCTTAAAGTGCAACCTATAGCGCACTGAATTACTCCTGGGTGTTTTCTCGCCAGGAGGTCTCCAGATGCCAGCAGCAGCGCGACCCCGAACAGCGTGGAAATGGACGCATTGCTAACACCGAAAATACCCCCCACACTCATGGCTTGCATAGATCATCCTTCATCATGGGACACAACAGTTATGGAAGATTTTTTCAGACAACGCTAGCGCATCGGCTCGCTCCCTACTGCTGAGATCGCTCTCCGCTTTGATAACGTCGTCGCTGGTGTAAAGTCGAGGATTGATGCGACTAAGCACACGGGTATAGGCCGTTGCTGCGACCGGGTCTCTTTCTCGGGTCCGCCCATAGGTGTAGGCTCTTTTTAAACTTCCCAGCGCGGCAAAATTTCCTTGGCTTTCCATCTCATTGAGATATCTAGATGAATTCTCTTTCCATTGAGCAAGCTTCTCTGGATCATGAATAACGTCATCGAGCGATCCGATAACTTCCTGTGGCGATACTGAATAAGCGAGCATCGCCTCCTGCGACCCCATGGCCGCGGCCTTTGAGAGCCAATCGGCCCGGTAAATTTTTTGATCCAGCACCAATGATTCACACTCCTTGAGAAGCCGCTCTGATCTTTCAAGGAACCAACCGCCTGATCCGAGACTCGAGGCAGAATCGGCCAACTCGTCGGCCCGATCTGATGTGAAGGTTCGGCACTGATCAATGGTTAGATATATTTCGTAGGTTGCCGTGGCGTCGCCCGATTCGGATCGTTGAATCAACTGCTTAACATGGGCCAGTGCGTCGCCAGGAGGACGGAATTCACGACCACGGATGATCTCGTAGGCTTTAGGGCCCAGAGCCTTATATGATCCGGGCGGGATCTTTTTCTCCAGTTCCAATTTACGTGCGCTTGTTGCGGGAAAGGCGGGTGAATCGCCCCTTCCAATTGGTGCATTCTCTTGGACCTCCTTCTCCTCAGATTTTCGCTGCGCATCATTTGCTTGCAGTCGGTGGCCGAAAACTGCACCAATCACGACAGCCCCTGCTGCTGCGGCTACAAAGATTCCAATTAGCTTCTTCTTCATCTATCGATCTCACTTCTCCGTCGAAACGGAACAATTACAAGGGAAGGAAGGCAAGGTTCTAGGTCTTCCGCCGCCTTGTACAGAGCAAAAACGCTGAACGAAGCGCATCACCCCCGGTGCAACCCGAGGCCATATTCATCATTCATTCATACTTTTGCATGGAGCTGAGAAAGCGCGTACCACTTCACTAGGTGCTCGGCCACCCAAGGATCCTAGGTATAGAGGCAAGGCCCGCGCTGTTTGCCTTGGCTCACCTGCTGCCCGCTCCTTGTCAGTTGCTCCGTAAGCGTGCGCGTTGGGGTCGTTCCAGGGCGCTGCGATTTGTGCGGCTGTGCTGTATCGGCAGTGATGGGATAGCGCTTCAGCATTGATGCTGCGAGCTTATCCAAAGCTTCTACACTCGTAGCTGCCTGCCTCGCATACTTCACCTGTGCTTCCGGGCCTGTAGCTAGACGCGCAGCATCGCGCTGCGTCCTGCGTCGCTCAATGCGCTCTTCACCACTCCGACGCCGCTGCGCCCAATCGCGTCTGCTACCGCTCCAGAGCGACGGCTTGGGATTTTTCCTCTCCCATGTCTCCAATTTCATTTTGGCTTCCGTGAGTGAAATGTCTGCCTTAACTTCGGCCTGTAACCTGCGCTCCCATCGAGTGGTGTCACGAGCCACCTGTTTCAATGAACTGTGAAGCTCGCGCATATCGTTTCGATATGACGCCCTCTGGGGGTAGGCGCCCGCCCTGCTCGACATGTCAAAGAGCTTGGCGACCGTCGAAAGGCTCCGCCGAACGGTCGCATCTATACCCTCCAGCCACACCCGCCTTGCTTCCATCTCCAGCTGCTCTATTTCGGCTTCGTAACGAGCCATGGCCTCGTCTGCTTGCTTGTTCGCAACCTTGCTACGAAGGCGGCTAGCCGCCTTCATCAAGGCTGGCTTGAGACTTGGCGGAAAGCGCGAGGCGCCCGACCCCATTCGCCCAGCGCGGTGCGCTACTGATACTGGTCCTGTTCGCGCTCGTGGGGGCGCCACCGCAAACTGCCCGAGGTGTGGTTGCCGCACTTCTTTTCCAACCGCTGCAAGCCTCTCACGTTGAGCTGCTTCTTGCGTATGGGAGCGTGGCGTCGCCATCACCCTTCCCTCTTTCTCCAAGCGTTCCAGGTAGTCGCGCAGTTCAACGCGATTGGCGTTTTGGATTTGGTTGTTTACCGTGCCCCGCTCGCTATCTTCACCCCTCCTACGCATCGCGGTTGCTGCCTTACCCTCGTGCTGGGTGGCTTCACGAGCCAACACGGCTGCGAACCCAATATGGCCATCAGCTTCGGCGGCATGCGCTTGCTTAGCCAGACTGCGATGATCGACACGTTCAGCGACCTGTGCTCGTTCCAGATGCGAATTGATACGTTCAGCAACCGCTTCACGAAGAATGCGGATAGCCTCCGGACCTGCACCACCACGCGCATCAAATTCAGCACATGCACGTGCACCCAAGCCTTCAGGACCGATCTGATGCGGTGTCATCAGGAGATGCACATGATGATTACGCTCATCTCCCTTCTTATCGGGCTCATGGACTGCAACAAGCACCGCAACCTGATAGCGGTCAACCAACATCTGACCCAGATCGCACGTGAGCGCACGACGCTGCGCTTCGTTCAGTTCTGCAGGCAGAGCAACTTCAAGCTCTCGCGCCGTCCTGGCGTTTAGCCGGGTCTCGGCCATTTCCGAGCGATTGAAACAGGCGACCGGATCTCGCGCCCATTCGGGGGCATTTTGCGGAGCCAACATATCAACCGAGGCAACGCCACTGCGCCTTGTGTAGTCGTGTTTGATACCGGTCAACTCGTCATTAATCACAATGCCCGCACGATACGCCGCAGCGGCAGTAGAGGAATGACCCTTGCCGCGCGAAAAGGCTTTGACGGTGGAGTGATAAATGGCCATTTCGATTTTTGTCCTTGCTCCTATTCTTGTTTTTGGCGACGCCCCCAAGGGGGCTAGCATCGGGGGCGGCCTGCGAAGCGGGCCGGGGTCTGGGGCGGAGCCCCGGCGCACGGTTTCCCGCAGGGAAACCATAAGTGCGCTCTTGCTTTGATCCTTGCCGCCACTATTCGTGACGGCTTCGAGCAAGAGACCGGGGCTCGCTTCGCTCGCGTTTCCCGCTGGGGCTGGCTCGCTCTCGCTCGCCTGTGCCCCTCTAATTCAGGATGACAGGGAATTGCAATATGACAAGTCGATGACTTGCCAATAGCCGATTTTCTGTTTGCATTAGGTGTAGGACATTACGAGAACTCAACAATGGCAACACGCTCTATACAAGAACAAATCACCGCCGCTACTGAGCGTCTCGCAAAATTGAAAGCACGGGAGATGCTGGCCGAGCAAAGATCAAAAGCAAAGACAAGAGCTAGCGAACGCAAAGCAGACGCGCACCGCAAGATTCTCCTGGGCGGCGCGGTCATCGCCGCTGGGGCTGATTCACTGGATGAGACTGAGCTTGTTGGCCTACTACTTGGGTATCGAGAGCAGATCTCAAAGCCGGCCTTCGTTCAACAACGAAATGAGATGCGCACGCGCGGGCGAATGCATCTAGCCGAGCGAGAAGCATCCCGCGCAAAGAAGCGCTAACCATGAAGCCATCAAGCCGCCCACATCCGCAACGTGGCATCTCATTGATCGAGCTGATGTTTACGGCGAGTGCTATGACACTTCTTTCCGGTGCGGCTTTCGCTATCTATCATTCATCGGCAAACAACGCAGATGTTCGCGCAGAACAAGCGAATATTCACACCATCGCTCGCAATGCAGACATGACGTATGGAGCGCTCGGCTCCTATGCGGGACTGACAACCGCTCAGGCTATTGCCGACCGCGTTCCACCCGTTTCAATGAACTCTGGCGTTGGCCTAACGAGCCGATGGGCGCAACCCGTTATTCTTGAGCCTGCCACTATTGATGGCCGCCCCAACGCAGGGTTGAAGATTGTTTACCACGCGGTTCCAACGCGTGCGTGCCTAAAGCTAGCTGCTGCGGCGAGTGGAGGCATGTATGACCTCAAAATAGACGACACATCGGTCTTCAATCGCGGCAATAATCATCGTCCGACCCAATTGGACATCCAGGCCGCGACTCAACGATGCAGGAATCCAGCACGGCTCGCGTTCACATACTACGGCGGCGCTACTGGCCTGTCTGCGCAAGTTCTCACACCCGTTGCACTGCCACCGCCCCCTCCAACATCAGCTCCGCCACCACCGGCCCCGGTGGTGGCGCCACCGCCCGTAGCTGTTACTCCACCTGCTCCATCTCCTGGCTGCGGAGCGGCTCCCACGGCTCCAGCCACAGGAACGGCACCTGCGGGTCAAACGTGTTCCTTTATTTGGAATTCGGTAGCTGCTCCTGCTTGCTGGTCTCCGCTGGCGTTATGCGTGCCAATCGCCGCTCAACCTCCAATTCCAACCGCACCACCGGCGCCACCCGCCGTCACTCTTCCTATTGTCCCTCCCGTCATCACACCCGCCTGCTCAGCGCCATTACCGTTGAGCGAAAGCGCGGCGCAAACGGGCGTTTGTCCTTCAGGCACTCTCACCATCAGTGGCGCCACTTCTTTTCCGCAGACCCGCACCCGCACTACGACGTATTCATGCCCCGACCCGTTCGCAAGCCCAATCGCGCTGACGGGACCATGGTCAGCCTGGTTACCGGCAGCAGCGAGTATCTGTGCTCCCGCATGCACGTCTGCGCCGCCAACCAGCGTTGCAATCACGCGCGCCTCGCCAGCAGAGAGCCAGAACGTGGGTTGCCCGGCTGGGCAGGCAGGTCAGCACTGGCAACAACGCAACCGCGTTGAGAACGGCACGCGCACCACGTCCTGGTCCTGCCCGGCCGCGACCGGGTCCCCGGTGTCGAGCACCTCAGAGAGCTGGAGTGGCACCTACACGGCATCCAGTGGCTGGGTTACCACCTCCAACACCTGCACGCCTCCGGCAAGAACCTATCCGACCTACACCGGAAAATCGTGGATTTCCTGGGGCGACGGTGGGCTTTACGGCTGGGGCGTGTTCTGCTCGGTGTCGCAGTTCCTCGCTGACCAATTTCACTGCACGCAGAGCGTTAATACCAACGATGACGCGACGTTTTCGGGCGGCCTCGCGAGGCCTCAAGAACAGACATTGACGCCAGAGCGCCGGACCTGCGTCGCCGCACTTAAACAGAAACTGACTCCAATGCCTGGATTTGGTTCCCCAAGCACCGGACCAGTCAATTGGCCAACAGAGTGCGCCTGTGATGTGGTCGGGAATGGCTCGGCGTTCTACTGGCAAACCGTGGGCGCATCGGACTGGTCAGCCTTCGAGTTCCAATGCCAGTAAACGGCCATTGGTTCACTCCGTGGAGAGGGAGACCAGGCCAAGCCGCGCCAAGCCAAAAAAGCAAAGCCCCCGCGTGAGCGAGGGCTTTGGGTATCGGCGGGCAAAGCAATTTCTCTAATTTTTCTAAGCTGCCCATAGGGCAGTGAACTGCCGACGTTCCAAATCTAAGGCAGCTCAAGGCGTTGTCAAGCCATCGACCTGCATCACTCCGTGGAGAGGAAGACCGGGCCAAGGCGCTCGGTCTTTCCGTTGACCAGATGCAGCAACTGCCCGCCAGCAATCAGCCAACCGTCTCCGTTAGCGCGGTCGGCTCTGCTAAACCCTACTGCTCCGTCGTTGCGCAGGGTCGGGGCCCCGGCATTGCCGTCCTTGTAGAAATGGCTCCACGCCCTGGCGGCCGGTGTCATCGTCAGCACCTTCTGCCAAGGATGGCTGTGGATGGTTTCGCCGGTGAAAGCAGAACCTTCCATCACCTCGCTGGTCCGTATGGCACAGCCGTGTGGCACACCATCTGTGTAGAGGCGCAGGGAAAAACGCTGGCCGTCGCTGGCAATCGCGCCACAGGCCTCGTTCCCGCTCTGGCGGGTGTAGTCATGAAGCACTCGCCCGGTGCGCCGGAGGAAGTCCGGTAAAGCCTCGCCGGGTTCGCTGACATGGTCGCCCAGATGCTGGCGCTCCCAACCCTGTTTGGTTCCGGCGGGCGGAACTGAACCGGCCTGCGCCACGGCCTCACCACACGCTCCAAGCCAAATGGTCAACACCACCATCACCGATGCAATGCGCACAACTGCTCCTAAGCAGTTGTGCTTTGCACCTCGGCCCCATGCCGGGTATCATCAGAGGCATCAAAATTTACACCTTTTGGAAGAAAAATATCTTTTGCTTTCAATAGGTTGCAAATGGGCGCAAATGGCTCCGCCCACCTCAACCAACGAACGGTTCGTCAAGGACCGGAGAAGCCCGCCCCCCCGCATCACAAGGGTTTCCGGGCTTTTTTATTGTCCGCAGCAGACCGGGGCAATCCGTTTCAATCCATGAGACGGTGGGGGTATATCAAGGGGTATCCGACCGCACCCACTGAAGCGATACCCCCAATGCCTCTGACCGACGCAGCCATCAGGCGCGCCAAGTCGCAGAAGATCACCGACGGCGGCGGCCTGTACCTCTACCTCACCCCGCCCGATGCACGCAGCGGGCGCTGGAAGTACCGCATCGCGGGCAAGGAGAAGCTGCTGTCGATTGGCCTGTAG